TTGACTCCGTCAAGGTCAGCGTCGACGAGTGGCACGGACAGGACACGCTTGCGTCCTGGGACCGGCTGAAGATGCTGCGGCAACACTGGTCCGGCCAGATTGGGCGCGAGATCCTGTGGCGCAATGTGCATATCGACGACGCGCCCGTTGCGGCCGGCATCATCGACAAGGCGCGGCGCGAGGGTGCGGACCTGGACGCCGTCAACTTCGGCGGATCCCCCACCGGCGCATGGTCCAAGCTCGTCGGCGAGGTCAAGCTCAAAAACCGGCGCGCGGAACTCTACTGGGTCTTCCGCGAACTGCTACGCACGGGCGGGCTGTGTCTGCCGAAGGCGTACAACAAGAGCTGGCAGGAGCTGACGTCGCATACCTACCGCTACACGGACACGCAAAACGAGTTGCTGATCGACCCCAAGGAAGGCGTGCGCAAGAAGCTCGGGCGCTCGCCTGACCACGCCGACGCCGACGTGCTGGCCTTCTCGGAGCCGCAGCGCGTGTCGGTGTTCCGCGTCTAGCCGATTGGACCTACCATGCAGGCCATGAACCGCCCCTCCCTGCGCGACTGGATGCTCTTCGCGCCGCTCTACATCATTCGGGAGGCCGACGAGCGCAGCGTGGAGCTGGACGTCGACGGGCAAGTTCTCAACATGCTAGAGCAGAACGGCTTTGTCACGCGGGAGACGTTCGCGGACGAATCGCACGGCGGCGAGCGAGTCGAGATCGTGCGGATCACGAAGGCCGGGCGCATCGCGCTGAATGCGTTCTTGGACGCGGTCGGGATCTCGAGGCGCGAGCTACGCGCCGCAGCTAGGCGGGCCGCGCGTGAGTTCGGCCGCCTACAGCCGCCACAATGAGCCGGCGCGCGTAACTCGAAAGCGGAGTGCGGTTGTCTGCCGCTGCTGAGTAGAGCCGCGCAAGCTCCTCGCGCGTAAACCGGATCTTGAGTTCCGCGTCCCTTCGCTTGCCAGTGGGGAGAGGCGGGCGTCCCTGACGGTTGGCCATAGTTTCTGTTCCCCGGTAAGTGGCGTCGACCCGAGTGGAGATCCAACGGGCCTCTATACAGGCTCGCGTTGTCCTCGGCAACCCAAGCGCGCGCCGGCAGTAAGCCGCCGTTTTCCGGCGCTGGCGGTATTTCGCTGCACTCGTTGCACAGTGCGCAACTAGTCGAGCTTCAGGGCGGGCGCATTACGAAGGCGTTCGCCGGTATCGACAACATCCTCAGCGCGCGGCTCCAACTTGGCGGCGAAGAGTCGGCCAAGTTCCCGCTGAAACAGGACGAGTACCTGTACGCCGCGGCGACAACGAAGGCGTCAGCCGTTCGCTCGGTCCCGCTCGTTGTCTACCAAGACGACCGGCCGGAAATGGACAACCCGGCGGACGCGAGCGACCCGCTAGTGCGCCTCGTGACTGCGCGCCCGAATCGCGCGATGACGTTCGGCGAGGTCATGTACCGCGCCGTGCTGAACCGAGTTGAGTGCGGTGAGAACTGGTGGGCGCTCGCGGACAGCGAAGGCAAGCCGGTAAAGCTCCAGGGCGACTACATCGCCACTCCGGCGCAGATCATCCCGATGACGGGCCGGATCGTCCAAGAGGGCGACCAGGACGCGACGACGGGCCTGCCCAAGACGTGGCGCTGGTCCGCGGCGACTGGCGCTGAATCGGCGTGGCCTGTGCACGCAATGCTGCCCTTCATCGACGCCGACCCCTATCGGCAGTTCCGCGGCGTCGGAGTCGCTGAAGTTCTTGACCGCCTCATCGCCGTCAAGTTCCAAGTAAACCGCTACCTGCACGCCCTCGCGGCGAATGGTGGCGAGCCCGGCGGCGTTATCAGCGTTCCGACGCAGACCGCGGCCGAAGAGATCCGCCGTTCGCAGGCGGAGATGGACAGCTTCCAGTCCAACCCTGACAACCGCGGGCGCTTCCTTGTGCTCGGCGGCGAGGCGACGTTCACGCCGAACACGCTCGCGCCCAAGGACATGGAGTTCGTCCAGCTCCTCGAATGGGTCCGCGAGGCTGCGCTTGGCCTTGTGGGCGTCCCTGCGCCGTGCGTCGGCGTGTTCAAGGACGCGAACTACTCAATGTATGCCGAGGCGACCCGCGCAATGTGGGTCGGCCCCAATGGCGTGCTGACGTACCTGCGCAGCATCGAAGCGGTGTTGAACGAGCGGTTCTTCCCGTCGCTCGCCGATCCGCGCTACCGCAAGTTCCGCGCGTACTTCGACACGACGGGGATCGCCGCGCTGCAAAGCGACAACTCGGCCAAGGTTGAGGCCGCTGCGCGCACGTCGGTAACCGTCGGCATCCCGTTCAACGCTGCGCTTGAGCTCCACGGCGTCGACGCTTCGGTTGAGGGTGGCGACGTCGCGCCGAATCCGTTCGGCCTTGACGACACGGACGAGAGCGAAGGCGAGGACGAAGCGCCCGAGGTCGAGGACGCCGAGGATGACGCCGGGGACGAAGCAGAATCGCCCGACGAGTCCGAGAAGTCCATCGAAACGCGCGACGCCCGCGACCTAACCACGCGCGAGGCCCGCGTCGAATACTGGCGCTCGATCGAGAAGGCCGTGCACGTCCCGGCCGAGCAGCTGGTCTTCCGCGCCGCCCGCACGCTCCTGCGCCGCTACGCAGACGCACAGCTCGCCCGCCTGCGCGAGTTCGCGCGCGACACGAAGCGCTTCGACGGCTACGTCAAGCGGGAGATCGCGCCGAGCGAGCTTGAGGAACAGGTTCGCATCCTCCTGCTCAACAAGTCGGAATGGGAAGAGAAGATGCGCCGGCTGTTCGAGCAGCCGCTTGAGCGCGTCACGTCGCTTGCGCTGACGCAGGCCGCTGAGGAAGTCAGCTCCATTTCGATCGGCGTCGGCGACCCGCGCATCACCGAGGCGCTTCTCGCGCAACAGATCAAGCTCGCCGAAGGCGTCACGTCGACGCTGGCCGAGCGCGTCAAGACGGCGCTGATGAAGGAGCTGTCGCAGGCTTCGTCCATCGCAGACCTTCAGGCCGCCGTGCGCGAGCGCCTGCCGGAGCTCGAAGGCTCCGTGCGCCAAGTGTTCGCCAACAAGGACGCGCGCGCGCAGGTCATCGCACGGACCGAGGCGGGGCACGCTGCGAAGTCGGCGCGCTTCGAGCAGTTCAAGTCGGACGGCATCACGAAGATTCGCTGGATCACGCAAGGCGACGGCGCTGTGCGCGAGTCGCACGTGGCGCTTGACGGCGACGTCGTGAGCCTTGGCGGGCGTTTCAAGAACGGCCTTGCCTACCCGCAGGACCAAAACGGGCCCGCGGAGGAAGTCATCCAGTGCCGCTGCACTACGGCCCCGGTTTTCGAGGACTGACCACATGAGCAAATTCGCAGACATCGCCCCGCGCATCTGGGCCGGCGTGGCAACGCCCGACGAACTGGCGTCGATCAAGGCCGAGGACGTCTACGCGATCAAGAGCGACGCCGAGCACGTTCGCGTCCGCGCGAGCACGACGCGCAAGAGCGCTGACAAGGAAGCGCGCACGGTCGAGCACGTCGCCAGCGATGAGACGCCCGACCGCATGGGCGACGTCATCCGCGTCAAGGGCTGGCATCTCGACAACTTCCTGAAGAACCCCGTCCTCCTGCGCAACCACAACAACGAAGCGCTGCCGCTCGGTCTCGTTACCGACGTGCGCAAGGGCCGAGCTGAGGGCCGCGCTGCGCTGCTCGCCAATTCGCAGTTCTTCGATGACGAGAAGCAGGACGAAGCCGGCCGCATTCTCGCGCGCCTGGTTCTCGATGGCGATATGCCGGCGGTGTCGGTCGGATTCATGCCGCTGAAGGTGCGCCGCCCCGAGGACGAAGCGGAGCGCAAGGAGCTTGGCGTCGGCGAATACGGCGTTCTCTACGAAAGCGCCGAGCTGCTCGAGCTGTCGGTCGTCACGGTCCCCGCGAATCCCGCCGCGCTCATGCGCCGCCTTGATTCGATGGTCGAGGCCGGCGAGGTCGAGAAGTCGCTCGCCGCGATGGTCGCCAAGACGTTCGAGCCTTCGTCTCGCGTCGTGGTCCCCGTCGCCAAGGTCGCTGAAGTCGCGCCTAGCGTTGTGAAAGACCAACACGGCGAAGCTCTGGAGCGCATTGAGCGCTCGCTCGCCGAGCTCAAAACCACCTTCAGCGCGGAGCTTGCGGCGCTGAAAGGTCAGCTGGAAATCGTCTCGCGCGGCGTGTCGTCCCTGCCGGCCCCGGTGGCCGCAAACGCGGACACGCAAACGCCCGCCCCCGATAGCCGGTCTGTTGACCCGCAAGCGTTCTTCTCCGCGGCATTCGATGCCGTTCTCTCGCGCTCAAAGGGGGCGCAACGCTCATGATTCAAAAGGTCGAAGGCGGCGAACTCGAGGCGATGGCCTCGAAGATCAACGCCGAACTCAAGAAGTCGCTGGACGATCGGGACTCGGCTCTCGTCGAACGGCTCCAACGTCAATTCCAGGAAGAGCTCGCCAAGAAGTCGGCGGAGTTCGAGTCGCGCGTTGCGAAGTTCTCGCTGCCCGGTAGCGAAGACGCGACGCACAAGGGCAAGGGCTACTCCTTCGCCAAGGCGATGCTCGGCGTCCTCACGAAGGACATGAGCGTTTGCCCGCTCGAGCACGCGATGCACAACGAAGTGCGCGCCAAGGCGATGAGCTTCGGCGTCGACACCGCGGGCGGCTTCCTCGTCCCGAACGAAGTCCTCACTTCGCAGCTGATCCCGCTGCTCTACGCCAACACCGTTTGCGTTGAGCTGGGCGCGACTCGCCTTGATGGCCTGACCCGCGCTCCGATCCAGATCCCCCGCGTCGGCGGCGGCACCACGGCCTACTGGATCGGCGAGACCGGCACGATCACCGCGAGCGACGCGGCTGTCGAGCAAGTCCAGCTGATGCCGCACGGCCTTGCGGCCATGACGGTTGTGAGCGAACTCCTGCTCGGCATGGATTCGCCCGGCGTCGAGTCGATGCTGCGCGAGGACATGGCGCGTCAGATGGCGCTCAAGCTCGACCTCGCGGCTCTCGCGGGTACGGGCGCGAGCGGTCAGCCGACGGGCATCCTGACGGCGTCGGGCGTCAACACCACGACGCTCTCGGACCCCGGCACCTACAACCAGTACGCGCAGTTCATCAGCGAAGTGCGCGCCGACAACGCCCTTGCGGGCCGTCTCGGTTGGGCTGTGTCGAATGCCGACATGGCGGAGCTGGAGCAGATCGTCGACACCTCGTCTGGCGGTACGAACACCACCAACCAGATCCACGAGCGTCGCCGCCTGCTTTCGGAAGACGGCTCGGAGCTGCTCGGCTACCCGGTCCGCGTGAGCACGCAGCTCAGCGACGGCCAAGTGATCTTCGGCAACTTCGCCGACCTCGTGATCGCCCAGTGGGGCGGCATGAAGATCGACACGACGAACGCGGTGAACTTCGCCAGCGCTCAGCAGCACATCCGCGCCCTGTCGTTCTTCGACATCGGCATCCGTCACCCGCAATCGTTCTGCCGTCCGTCCTGATCGGACACAGGAGCACTCACACACATGGCTTCTCTCACTCCCAAGTCCGCGGTCAAGATCGTCAACGCCCTCGTGCCCGACGATTTCGGCAACACTGCGCCGAACGCGACGCAGTGCCTCAACGTCGACACGCTCGGCTTCCGCTGGGCGACGTTCGTTGTCCAGGTCGGCAACGTGGCCGGAACGTCGATCACCTGCAAGGTGCAGGAGTCGTCGGACAACTTTGTGTCGGACGCCGCCTCTGACATCACCGGCGCGTCGATTCCGGTCTGG